TGCAAACAAAGATCTTCTAGAGATTCATAAGAAACTCAAGGATATCAATAAAGAAACAACAACAGTCAACAATACCACAAATAATTCTCTATTCGTTGGTTCAACTAAAGAACTTCAGATGTTCTTGAAAGAACAAAAAGAAAATATGATGTTGGAGGAGAAGGATGCCGAGGTCGGAGACTGATCATTACTTAGGCAACCCACTATTAAAGGCTGCCGGAGTAGAACAAGAATTCACACAAGACGAGATTAAGGAATACATCAAGTGTTCCCAGAATCCAATATACTTTATCAAGAACTACATTCAAATCGTTTCTCTTGATAAGGGATTGGTTCCATTTCAACTGTGGGATTTTCAAGAAAAAGTTGTGGAGACAGTTCACAACAACCGTTTTGTAATTTGCAAGTTTCCCCGACAGACGGGAAAAAGTACGACGATGATTGCGTACATCTTGCACTATGTTCTATTCAACGATAACATGAACGTAGCAATCCTCGCCAACAAACTTGCAACCGCAAGAGAACTGTTGTCGAGGTTGCAGTTGGCATATGAAAACTTGCCAAAATGGTTACAACAGGGTGTGATATCTTGGAACAAGGGATCGATCGAGCTCGAAAACGGATCTAGAATCATTGCCTCTGCAACGTCATCAAGTGCAGTTCGTGGTGGATCTTTCAATATGATCTTCCTTGACGAATTTGCCTATGTTCCGCACGAAGTGGCCGATGAGTTCTTCAGTTCGGTATACCCAACCATTTCATCTGGTAAGGATACAAAAATCTTGATCGTGTCCACCCCGAGAGGTATGAATCTCTTCTACAAATACTGGGTGGGGGCAAACAAGAAAGAAGGTGAACCGGGCAAGAATACATATGTCCCGATTGAGGTACACTGGTCGCAAGTCCCCGGTAGAGATGAGAAATGGAAAAAAGAAACGATTGCGAACTCGTCAGAGGAACAATTCCGCACTGAGTTTGAATGTGAGTTCTTGGGTTCGGTAAACACTCTAATCTCTCCTGCTAAGTTGAAGTGTATGACTTTCGAGTCACCTATACAGAAAAAAGAAGAAGGACTTAAGGTATACAAAAAACCAGAAAAGGATAGACAATACTTCATTACCGTGGACACCTCCAGAGGTCTAGGTCAGGACTACCACGCATTTGTCGTGTTCGATACGACCGAGAGTCCATATGAAGTTGTTGCTACGTTTAGAAATAACGAAATGCCACCGATGGTTTATCCAAACGTAATATATCAAACCGCAAAAGAATACAATGAAGCTCAGGTATTATGTGAACTGAACGACATTGGTGGTCAGGTTGCTGACATTCTCCGCAATGATCTGGAATATGAGAACATGTTATCTACCTCAATGAAGGGTCGAGCAGGACAGGTTCTCGGCGAAGGATTCGGTCAACAGGTTACCTATGGTATGAAGATGACTCAACCAGTAAAGAAAATTGGTTGTTCGACTCTCAAGAGTTTTATTGAAACCGACAAACTAATAATTCACGATTACAATATCCTAGAGGAACTCATCAATTTCGTGTCAGTTCGTAGTAGTTACGAAGCAGATGCAGGACACAACGATGACTTGGTAATGTGTCTGGTTATATTTGCATGGATGACCACACAGAAATATTTCCAAGAGTATTTCGACGTTGATCTTAGAAAACAATTATACGAACAAGAAATGAAAAATATAGAAGAAGATATTATGCCTTTTGGGTTTATTCAAGATGGAACAGACGGTGACTACGAAGTTGACACAGAGGGTAACATGTGGTTTTGAAAAACGGATTTTACTAAATATCAAGACTATATTGAGATATTCTCACAAAGGAGAGCACAATGGCCTTTCAAGTAAGTCCCGGCGTACAAGTAAAAGAATTAGATCTGACCACAATCGTCCCCACTATTGCCACGACCCCAGCAGGTTTCGTTGGTCTATTTTCGTGGGGCCCCGCAAACGAAGTTGCCACTGTTTCTTCTGAGAACGAACTGAGAGAACTTTACGGTGAACCAAATGATGCTAACGCTGCACACTGGTGGACTGCCGCAAGTTTCCTTCGTTACGGAAGCAACCTTCAGGTCGTTCGTGCAGAACCAGATACATCACTAAATGCCGGTCACGGTGTTTCTGGTGGTGTTACTGGATGTTTCCCACTTACAGATAAACTTGCATCTACAACTGGTGCTCTACAAAGTGCAGACTATACTTCTGGAACATTCGTTGCAAGGTATCCCGGAAAACTCGGCAACTCAATCGGTGTTGCCGTTTGGGACAGTGCCGCAAGTGGAGTCAGTGGTGCGGACGGTGGTACGTTTGCTAACTGGGGACCAGATGGTAACACAGGACTATGGGCCGCTTACTTCCGCGAAGAACCAGACACATCACAGGCTGCACAAAACGCCACTGGAATCACAACTGGTTTCAATGACGAAATTCACGTTCTAGTCTTTGATGCTGATGGTAAACTTACTGGAACAAAGAACACTCCAATTGAAATTTACGAAGCCGTTTCAAAGGCAACCGACGCTAAACTTTCAGATGGATCAACTAACTACTACCGAAACCGAATTAACAATCTTTCGGAATACATCGCAGTCACCAAGGCAGTTGAACAATCTTCACCAACTGGTCTAAACCAAACAATCGGTGAAGTTTATGATGGTGCGGCCGGTAATTCCTTTGGTGCGTTCTTCGATGCTGGAGATCCTGTCGAAGCCGAAATTCGTAACGGTAAACAGTTCTCAGGTGGTACTGCCACTGGTGGTGAGGTCGGTGCAACCAGTGAAATTACTACACAATACGACGCTATCTTCGATAACGCAGAAGAACGAGATGTATCCTTCCTTATCTCCGGTCCAGCTGATGCCGCACTAAAGAACAATCTCGTATCGATCGCTGAACGCAGAAAAGATTGCATCGTAACTCTGTCACCAGATTCCGATGCGGTTGTAGAACAAAGTTCAGGACAGGCCGCTGCCATCCTCGCCGATGCCGCTGCCGTCACTACTAAGTCATCCTTCGCTGTCATGGACAGTGGTTGGAAACTAGTTTACGATCCATACAACGATGTATACCGATATGTTCCACTAAACGGTGACATCGCCGGTCTTATGGTTGCATCTGATCAGGATTCAGAACCTTGGTTCTCCCCTGCCGGTTTCAACCGTGGTAGACTACGAAACGTAATTAAGCTTGCATACAGTCCCAACAAGGCTGACCGCGATGCTCTCTATGTCAAGGGAGTAAACCCAGTCGTTGCCTTCGAATCAGAAGGTGTAGTCCTGTTTGGTGACAAGACCATGCTTGCGAAACCAAGTGCATTCGATCGAATCAATGTTCGTCGTCTGTTCAACATTCTTGAGAAATCAATCGCCACTGCTGCGAAGTTCTCACTCTTCGAATTCAATGATGAGTTTACAAGAGCGTCCTTCCGCAACTTGGTCGAACCATTCCTCAGAGATGTTCAAGCAAGAAGAGGTATCTTTGACTTCAAGGTTGTTTGTGACGAATCAAACAACACACCAGTCGTGATTGATAGAAACGAATTTGTTGCAGACATCTACATCAAACCAGCCCGTTCCATCAACTTTATTACTCTGAGCTTTATCGCTACTCCAACTGGTGTAGACTTTGAAGAAATTGGTGCTTGATTTTAAAAATCTCGTATAAATAAAGTAGAAAGAAACTAGGAGTCCCAAATGCCTTCACTAAAAGTCGATCAGATTAAACAAGTTCTTAAGGGTGGTGTAAGAAGTAATCTCTTCCAAATTACCGTTAACAGAACGGCTTCAGGAATTAATGTTCCTGCTCTTCCGTTCGGTGATAATGGACAGAATCTTTCTGTTCTTGTAAGAGCTGGTCAAATTCCAGCCTCTACCATTGCACCAATCGAAGTTCCTTTCCGTGGAACCCGATTTAAGACAATTGGCGAGAGAACATTCGAGCCATGGACCATGACAGTTTACAACGATCAAGACATGCAGATTCGTGGATTCTTTGAAGAGTGGGCGAACGCTATGAAGGGGTTCGCTTCGAACGTAGGTCAGCAAGATCCAAGCACTCTGTTTGGTATTGTTGAAATTCGTCAACTAAATATGGCAGGAGAGATCATCGGTCAACCTTGGGTACTCCAAGATTGCTGGCCATCAGACATCAGTGCAATTGATCTCTCAAATGATGCAGAAGGTGCCTTATCAGAGTTCTCCGTTACTTGGCAATACCAGTACTGGACACATCAACCGTTTACTGATGGTCCCAACATTGATGTCAACAACGCCGGTCTTTGATATATTTTAAAATGAAGGAAGTGATATGCCGAACTTATTTGGTTTCTCATTCGGGAAGAACAATAAAGACTTAGATAGCACCATCATCCAACCAGATGGTACACTAGTAAACCCATCATTTGTCCCACCAGAGGTCGATGATGGGTCTACTGTTGTTGGTGGTGGTGGTCACTTTGGTCAATACCTAGATCTAGACGGTGCGGTAAGAACCGATGCCGAGATGATAATGAAGTATAGATCAATGACCACTCATGCTGAAATTGAGATGGCGATGGAAGATATCATAAACGAAGCAATCGTCTATGAACTCGACTATCCCTCAGTAAAACTCAGACTAGATCAGTCATCTCTAACTGACCCAATCAAAGATAAGATAACAGACGAGTTCAACAATATTCTCCGTCTTCTTAACTTTGCAAACAAAGGTTATGAAATTTTTAGAAGGTGGTATATTGACGGTCGTTTATATTACCATGTTATCGTAGATCCCACAGCCACTAAAAAAGGCATCAAGGAGTTACGAGCAGTTGATGCAGTCAAGATCAAGAAGATCAAGAAGATCGAAAAAACAAAAGAGACAACTACCCAAGTTCCAATTGTGACTAAGGTAGAAGATTTCTACATCTACTATGATAAAGCATACATGGATCGTTATGGTGGCGGTGGAATGTCCATCGTAAACAACCAAGGTATTGATGGTATAAAGATTGCAAAGGAAGCAATTTGTTATGTACCATCTGGAATGTATGATTTTGAAAACAAGAGAGTAGTGGGTTATCTTCAGAAGGCAATCAA